GAACGCATGAAGTTCGATGACACAACTGTGTTGAGTTGGTCAATATCCATTTGCGACCACTCTCTCAATTGTTGTGGTGTCGTAATCACTTGTACTTCTCTCGGCAACTTTGCATATTCGGCAATTGAATTTCTGCCACAGTTCCGTAACGCTAACATGACGATGTTCCATGCTTCCATTTCGGATAGCGATTGTTTGTGCGACAAGTCATATGCCTTTTGCTTGATTGCAGCGATCGTTGGTGGAAATGGATTCGTGTCTGATATGATGATTGCCTTAACGGCATTAGCAATTAGATTACCGTTATCTTCTGCGAACAGTTCCGACCATAGACTTACCATTACTTGTTTCTTCTCTACATCGAGTTTTGACACCCAATTAGGATAGCTAACTTCTAAGATTGCCATAACCTTTAACACTTCATTTTGGTTCATTTTCTTCTTCTTTCAACATGTCTAGGAATGACGGTACTTTCTTCTGCTTTTTTTGGAAGTTCTTTTCTTCCATGATTGGGAATACTCCAGTCCAACAATTCAATATGCTTTGATTGATACAGTCATTCATGTTATCCCCTTTCGATTGCAAATCTAGTAGTTTGGTACAGATCATTCCTTTTGCTTTATCTGTCATCGGTTTTCCAATCTTAATTCGCATTTGATTAAATTCCTTTAATGAATTTTTGAGTTCTTCATCATCACCAGCGAACGTTTCAAACACTCCCTTTTTTATACAATCTTTATCTTTATTAGTATTCTTATCATTCTTATCATTATTGTTTGTTGTTGATTGCTTGTTAGACGCTTGTTGATCGCTTGTTGATTGATTGTTAGATGGTGTGTTGATTTCTGTGTTAGCAACATCATCACTACCTTGATAATCAAGCCATTTCACTATCGTTATGACACTAAACTCGCTTGTTGATTCCTGTGTTAGTTCGTGTGTTGATTTTAGCCTATTCATCGAAGTGCGCACCTGTTGGACTGACAAACCACTTTGTTTAGCTAATTTACCATAACTTGATATAAACGATCCTGCTTGTATATCAACCCCACGCCACCTTTTGACTTTATGATTCGCCATAAGTAGACAGTGGATAAACAATTTTGTTGTATTTACATCTGTGTACCATTCCCATGATTCTAATTGTCGATACAGTTTTACATACCCTGCCATTACTTCTCCTTTCGCTTATCCATATAAGTAACTCCAACTGCATACGCACTCCATATGTCACTCTTAAATCCGTAGAACCAACCTTGCGCTTTTTTAGTCCCAACTACTCCGAATCTATCAATGAGTGCTTGTCGGATATTGCTATCCTTAGCTTTCATAGTTCCACATAGATTCATCTTTTCTTCCTTGCGATAGATGTACTCAACATTACATTTACTTGCTTGGGTAAACCTTCCTATCCATACGCAAGTATCAAATACTTCTTTGCCGACTGCCATTCCGTAACTAGCAATCATTTCGATAACAACTGTTAATTGTTCATCTGCTAGGTTATATTCAGTAACTTCAATTAAATTGATGATTTCTGAATTTGGAACTTTACCATGAAACAATGGAATATAATCGTTGTTAATAATGCAATATGCAGATTCTTCACTTCCAGGATCAATTGCTAATATGTTCATTCCTTTACTTCCTTTTTGTATATGTAATCAAGTTCTAATCCAGTGTTTAGATACTGTTTAGATGTGTGCAATAAATGCACTTCACTTCCATCTTTTGCGTTATTCGCTATAAATTCATTTGCCTGTTCGATAGATAGATGACTATTTTTAGCACCTATTTTATAAGTGAATTTTCCTTCTGCCTGTGCTTCTTCAATTTCTCTATCTATTGTTTCTGTTAGATAGTTACCTTCAATGAAATAATAGTCATACCCTTTTGCAGATATACCATCTAGCGTACCTGAATCTGTAAGGTGGAAATACTTCTTATCGTTAATCAATATTCGATACCCACAATTAGGGCAATCATGGTAAGCCTTAACAAGAGATAACTTACAGAATCCTAAGTTATAAGTCTTGTCAAAATCTAATATAATCACCTTTTTAATCTCTAAATCATCAAGTAAATCTTTTAACCATATGCCACATATGAATGTAATATTCGGATAATTCTTTTGAATCCGTTTAATCGTTGATGGGTTGAAATGATCTGCGTGTCTGTGAGTAAGTAACGCAACCTTTACACTTGCTAAATGCTCATGTAACGCTGTATAAGGCACACCAGCATCTACAAGAATAGAGTTCTCATAGATGATGGCGTTACCATTAGATGCGCTTGATATGACCTTATAATCGCTCATGTGATGTAACCTTAAATCTCAATGTCGATAACTTCTAACGGTTCATCTTGTGTTACTACTGGAGTTGATGTTTCACGGCTCATGTTCTTGCTATCCCATGCTTCGTTTTCATCAATCATGCCACCAACATCTTCAACGAACGCTTCTCTTAAAGCTCTCATAAGTGCAACCTTTTCAACCATCGTTGCGCCCTTTGTTGCCCAAATAGTATTTAATTCTCCACCACCTTTGTGCTGTGCAACTTCATCAAACGATACCGTTACTTCAACTGGCTTTTCCCAGTCCTTGCGATATACCGTTGCCCAACCACCGACTAATGTTTCAGAGTTTAACTTGAACGAACCTTTTCGCTGCTCAATTACGCCATCTTTTTCAATAATGATTCCCTGTGATCTACCGTTAAAATTAGGATTCTGAATCGCTCGTTTCAAAATTGCATCTTTACCTACTACGATTTGAGCAGGAGAACTACCATACTTGATAAGATATGCTTCCTTTAAGAATGGATTTAATTTTCTTACCTTGCATAATTCTGTAAAGAATTTGAATTCAGGTAATGTTATTTTGTTATCTCCTGTTAAAAATCTCTGCACAATTTCCTGTGTAAGTTTAATCTCGTTACCGTCAATCTCGTAGATGACTGCAATCTCTTTTTGTGTTGAATCTGCCATTTATTCTCCTTTTGTGCTAAATTTTTTAGCAATTCTTTCATCAATAAGATTGTCTAAATATGCTTTATTATCTGAATTCAACATTACATTTTTTGGTATATCGAACGCACTATCGGACAACTCTTTTTTAGCCATGATTTTTTTAGTTACAAATTGAACTATTTCATCACTCTTAGAATTTAGAAAATCTTTATAACTTCTTGATATAATCTCCTTAAAATCGTAAGGTGACATTTCGTAACAATTCATTCTTCGATTGCTAATTTGTCTAACTACTTCTGCTCTAATTTCATCTTCTATCCCTTTAAAGAATTTCTCTCCATCAAATTCACCATCATTGTCAATATACCGTTCGAGTTCTACTTCAATTTTAAATTCCATTTATTCTCCTTTTGAGCCGTTTGCTCGTACAATGTATTCATTGATTTCATCTACTGTGATTCCTAACGCTAATAATTCTTCTCTATCTTCTTCACGCATGATAGTTGTGTATGTAATTTCAGAATAGAATGAATGCTTATCAATTAAATATTTGTGCAAATCTCTTATAGTACAATTAAGTTTTCTAATTGTAAATTTAGTAATTACTGCATTATTTTTTAACATTAAATTTTCTTTTAATAATCCAACATATTTATCTTCAATCCACTTTAAATTTGAAGTTAAAACATCAACTTCATTTGCCATTTATTTATTCTCCTTTTTCTGTGTCTACTCTGCGACACCAACTTAGTAATATCGGATTGCCTTCTCTCTGTAACTCTCTGCGTTCTCTACCGTCAAGTTTTATCCAGTTGGAATTGTTGATGACTATTTCCATACATTCAGGAGACATTCCTTCGTGGCTTATTCCCCAACTCTTGAAAAGTTCAATGTCGAATGTCCATTTATAGCGATTCATCTTTACTCCAATCGAGTGCTTTTCCGCATCTGAAACAAAAGTTGCTTTCATCTGATTGCCATACAGACTTATTACACTTAGGACAAAACTTAACCAAACCTGTAATTTTTACTTTCATTGGTGTTGCTCTGTCGACTATCTCTTTGAATGACTCAAAGTGTTTCGGCAAATCTTCAAGTTTGCCAATGACTAAACCCTTTGAAATTATTGAACCTATAACTTCATATGCTTCTTCGTATTTATTCATTTTCGTTCTCGCTTTCATTGAACATTTTGAAACAATCGTCACAGTAGACACTATCGGGATCCATGCAATCTTCAACATCAATTACTTCGTCGCACATGGCACATCGGAATATTTTATCCGCTGGGTACAAGAAGTCACGTTCTGCGGAATCGAAATCACTCATTTACCCACACTTTCCATTTCCAGTAACAATTGCTCTGTTCTCTCGCCCCTGTCATATCGTTGTAGCAATTCCCAAACCTTTGTCGATAGTCCGATGTAATATAGATTTTCTGCTGTCCATAATAGCGCCTGACACCGTTTATGCGCATTTACAAAACGTTCACTCATGTTCGGCATTGTATGCTCTCACTTTGTTTAATATGCTTTTCCATGATTCGTAATTGCCACCTTCATTTCCATCAACCATTCTAATTTGTTGATAAATCAGTGACAATTCTTCTTGTCTTTCCATTTCTTTATCACTTGCATTGAACGCTGGATGAACTTTATCAAACATTATCTATTTCTCCTTTTACCTTTTCGGGCGTATTTTTTAACTCATTCCAACACTTTTCACACAAGTTATTATCTGGACATTCCGTTTCTTCAACATTGAATTTTTTGCCACATTCGATACAGGTTTCCCAGCTTTCGACTTCACTCATGTGTTTACCTTTGCGAGATATGCGTCTATCTCTTTATTTGTGATACCTAATTCAATTAGCTTTGCTCTGCGATAACTTCTAACTACATATCCCTTCTCTTTGTCGTTTGGATTTACCCATGACGATTCTTGCTCTATCGCCCATTCATGCAACATGGCACATTGTAATTGTTCTTTCTGAATCTGCTCTGCGTACTTCTCTACTTGTGACTGTAACTGCTTGACTGTATCCGCTAACTCGACATAATCGGTTAACGACATTGTGACCATTCCTTCCATTAGTTATTCTCCTTTCCTGCTATGATTAAGCCCATGACAATCACTCCAACACAAGCACCGACTATTAGGCCGCAAACGAATGCTAATATGTATCCTTCCATGTTATTTCCCCTTTTACTCGATCGCCATGATCGATGTTATTGAACCTTGAAACACTGAATTGAAATTACCCGAACGTTTTGTTGACGTCGGCAATACGTTAATATCTACAATAAATTCGATAATGCTTGAATCTATGCTCATGCAATAGTCTTGCTTAATATCACCGATGATTGCATACATGCTTTGACCACTTTCAAATGTAATTAGATACTTCGTTCCAACCGGGCCGTATTGGGCGCTCATAGCGATCATAATGTACTTATGGTCTATCCATCTGAAGCCGAAATTTGATTCTGTAGTAGCGACTTGTTGAAGTTTCCACTGAAGAGACGAGTGATCCGCTATTTTTAAATAGTCCATCCATGATTTAAAAATTGATATTGAGCATACATCACGATAATTGACTGGTTCTTGCCACGCTGCGAGTAGTTCTGTCTTTTCTTTGACTTCGGCTTGTAGAACTTCAATTGACTGCCACAAGCCTCTGTTTTGCGTTAAGTACGAATCGCGTTCAGCTGTTAGTTCGATCAATCGATACTGTGCATTCAACCTATCAACATGCGCAACAATGGCGAATGTTATTGAACTACATAAGAGAATGATAATCAGGATCTGTTTTGTTATTTTCTTCATTGATTTTTACCCTTTCAATGGTATAATCTGACTGTGTTTGTCTTGGTACCGATTGCCGTCGGTATCTTTTTTTATGCCCTTCATGCTCTTTCAATCACCGGCAGCGTTCCATGCTCTTTTAATAAGTTGTAAATGAATAGTCGACCTTTTTGTGTCCACTTGGTATTCATCTTGGCCTCCACACGCCCATCACTGTGCTCGATTCTCACTGTTTCCGAATGAGTATACCCTTTACTGTGATATTCGCTGTAAAGAAGCCACTGATCATTCATCTTGAATTGAACTTTCAATACATGAAGTAACTTATTGAATACCAGTGCGCTCATTCCATAGTCTTTAGAAATCTGCGTGGTCGTTACCAATGATTTACTCCGGATAATGTCATCTAGGTAATCCGCTTTCGGCTTCAATTCTCCAATGATCTGATTTTTGATCGCGATCTCTTTTTTGTTATCTGATAATGCGGTCAGAATTCCAATAATATATTCAGGATCCGCAAGTGTTCTTTGGATGACGTCATCCGTCATATATGCTCCATGTTTTCTGATTGACGGAAGGACCTCGGAAGTAACCCATTTTCTGAACGGTCTAGCGTTTGGCATATTCGACCGGATAATCAATGTGTACAAACCCGATTCGTTGACGACGAGCATTGTTTGAGTTCCACCAAGGGTATCAATCTTTTCCGACCCCTTTTCTTCATCATCCAGTTTTCTAACTGCCTCACTTGAATTTCCTAATTCCAATACATCGCATACATCTTTCGCAACAAACCAAGCCTCACCGTCTTTGATAACTGTTCTTACTTCGTTTGAATTAAATTTGAATATTTGTAGCTGTTCCATTTACTTATTACCTTTCTCTGTTGATAGTGCGAACACTAATATTTCAAGTCTTGATTTCAACTTCTTACATTCATGCAATATCTCATCTGATGTGCCATACTCATGGATTCTATTTTCAACTCTGACTAATGATTTCTGAATGTTGAGTATATCGTTGCGAGTGATCTGACACGCTAATTCGTGGTTGGTCATACTTTTACAAATTTCCCATTTTTCAACTCGTACATAGCATTTTCTTTCAATTTAACTCCATCAATTTTTACCGACTTGACACATTTGCAACAATAATTTTCATCATATTCGGCAAGGGTGATCCATGAACCTATAACGCCCGAAATCTGACCACCATAACCGATATTTGCACCGACGGAGTTGTTACCGTTGAGTGCTAACTTTGAGCCATTTCCCGATGAGGCTAACTGTGAGCCATCTCCCGATGAGGCTAACTGTGAGCAATCTCCCGATGAGGCTAACTTTGAGTAATTTCCCGATGAGGCTAACTGTGAGCCATATCCCGATGAGGCTAACTGTGAGCGATCTCCCGATGAGGCTAACTGTGAGCCATATCCCGATGAGGCTAACTGTGAGCGATCTCCCGATGAGGCTAACTGTGAGCCATATCCCGATGAGGCTAACTGTGAGTAATTTCCCGATGAGGCTAACTTTGAGTAATTTCCCGATGAGGCTAACTTTGAGCCATTTCCCGATGATGCTAACTGTGAGCGATCTCCCGATGAGGCTAACTGTGAGCGATCTCCCGATGAGGCTTGAACATTTTCACTGATTTTCGTTTCTTTTTTGATGAATTCAACCGATGCATTAATCAATCCTTTAATGTTTAACTTTGCACCGATCGTGATTTTCTTTGATACGAATTTGATTTTATCGTCTGTAATATCTTCACTTGCTTCAATTTCGGCAAATTCATTCATCGTTCCGTCATTTGCAATCAGTGGGTAGAAATCGAGTACATCTAATGGATTCTTGCAATAATGGAAGCCTGTCTGACATGGAATTGCCTTATCTTCTTCATATGTCTTGCCTTCTTCGAATTGGAACTTCTTGCCGTTCGGATTGCATATCAACCCTTGATTGAAACCTTTATATCCTTTTACCATTTGTTCTCCTTTTGAGTGGTCATAGTGCCATACTCACTAATTCAACAATTCCAGTGATGATGAGTGCTAATGCTACAATGAGCAGGAACGCTGTCCATTTGTTATTTGGCTGCTCCGATACTGGCGATTCTGTGTTGTCGAGATTGGTTGTAAATTTCATAATGTGTCACTCAACAATATTTCATTGTCTTTCGCAATTAGAATTGGGTGTCCGTAATATCCGTTGTGTGAGTTATATACCGCAAATTGAAGTACGCCTTTATCGGTTTCAATATCAACGAATTGGATTCCACCAGCGTCAAGATCAATTTTTCCATTCCATACAATGTAGCGTGATTCTTCACTAAGCTTTTTAGTATTCAGCGCTGTATCGGTTAGTTTGAAATCTAATAAATTTGCACCAACGAAATCATTTACATCATCGTTCGTTGATAGATAACCCCAACTTTCGCAACAACTTTGTCCGTTATCAATTAGAATTAAATAGGTGTGTTCGGTTGTGACAACTTTATATCCATCGTAATTAGAACCACCAAACAAACTACCAATCATTCCACTCATGCCTAGTCGAGAACCATTCTGTCCGTTTAGCAATCCTTGATTTCCTAAACCAAGCGATTTAACTTCTTCAATCTGTTTAATTTTTTCCATTTGTTTCTCCTTGTTCGTTTGAACTTTTTTGTCCTAATACTTCGAGTACCAAATCTCTTGGTGCTTTAAACTGATGTGGGATGAAGTAGCCACGATTTTTTGCTAACTGATTTGCTTCAGCAATAATTGCTCGTGCTTTAACTTTCCCCTTGATTTCTGCAATAACGAATACATCATTCACATCTACATATTTACTTTCCATTGACTATTTCCTTTCTCTTTAACTTAATAGGCTACATTTTGTAGTCATCTTTATCAAAAAAAATTAGTTGAAGATTATTTGTTCAAATCTTAATCCAGTCATTTTCATGATCTTTGCAGTAATCTTTGTAGGGCAGTCTGATACACCATTTTCAATACTTCTCCATGCTGTGAACCCTACTTCCATTTCGACTGCCATTTCATGTTGATTATACTTAAGCAAATCCTTTCTAATGTCTCGCAAACTATATTTTTTGTCCATATTAGTGAACCTCCTTTCTCTATCTTGCCTACATTTAGTAGGCTTGCAACACCATAGTAGCACTAACATTATTCATTTACAATATAAAAATTACATTTTGTAGGCAATATTTATAAATTAATAATTTGATTGCATTCTGTAGGCACATGAGTATAATATATAATTATAAAGAAGGTAGGAAATAACATGAAAGAATCAAATAAAGAATTAGATAAATTTGATGTTGAACTTGGCAATTTGTTACGCACATGGCGTGATGATGAATTTCATTTGACATTAAGAGAACTAGATAAAAAAATTAAAATACCACATCAAACAATTCAAGCATATGAAGCGGGTAGACGCAAAGTTCCTACAAAAGTATTAAAAGTATTCTGTGACTTTTTTTATAAAGATATAAATGAAGTATTTGCTTCAATGACTAAATACTTATAATAATATTCAAAAATATTTTTATTATTATCATTATTTTTTCCCTCCACGAGTTAGTTATATTGTATCACTTGAATATATTTCAAGATGATGTAAATGCATTTTTTATTACATGGGTTAAAATAAAATCATGTCACTAAAAGTTGGTTGACAGAAAGGAATAAAAATGCGTGAACCTAAACCTAAAAAGGAAAAAGACGGGATCTATCATATCCGATTCAGAGTAAAAGAAAAAGACGGTAAATGGCATCAGAAACACTTTGCACATATCGAATGGAAGAGTGGCAAAGATGCGATTTCTTTTTATACTAGTTATATTAAAGAATCAGGCTACAGTCTAAGTCAAGTTACCGTTAGTGATTTGTTTCGATTATATGTTGCAAATACTAATTTAAAAGAAAGAACAAAGCAGAACCGAGAATTGATCCACGAAAAGTACATTGAACCAACAATCGGTAAAATGATAGCCGATAAGGTAAATGTGAGAGATATAAGCAAGTGGCAGAATGGTTTGCTTGATTGTACTTCACGAGTCAAAAAGACACCTTTGTCTAATTCATATTTAGAAGGTATTCAGAACGATTTACGCACAATATTAAATTACGGTGTAACAATGGAATATTTAGATAAATATCCATTCAAGTTACCGAACGTATCTCGCGATGAAAAGAAACGAGTAATTCACCATTGGACACCTGAACAGTTTAACCAGTTTATCCAAGTAGTTAAAAAGCCGATGCAACGTGATATATTCATTACATTGTTTTGGACTGGTATGCGTGTCGGAGAAGTTATAGCATTACAAGTCGAAGATATTGATATGGTTAAAGGAACGATTGATGTAAATAAGACTTACGATCATGTCAATAAGAAGGACGAGAAGACGCCTAAGACGGCTAATAGCTATCGCAAGGTAATGATGACATCAGAAGTTAAAACAATCATAGGACGGCTCATATACAAGCACCAGCACACATACGGATATACTCCGAACGCTATTGTGTTTGGGTTTGATGAACACTATGGCATTTCAACTTTACAAGCTTCGTTAAAGAAAAACGCAGAAGTAGCCGGTCTTCCATATATCAATGTTCACGCCTTTCGGCATTCTCATGTGTCATTCTTGCGACAGATGGGATTCAGTGCATTTGATATTTCTAAGAGAATTGGTGACAATATAGATCAAGTTAATAAAACTTATGGTCAATGGTTCGATGAATTGCAACATGATATGGTTCAAAAGATAGATAATTTCAATAATCAACCCCCTAAAACGAGCGAAAACACAGAAAATGTTGCAAATCCGTTACAATCAGTAATAGGCAACGCATAAAAGAAGACGGTAATTAGCCGTCTTTTTAATTTACTTCTACTATTACCTCACAATTGCAATTTTGAGAACATATAAACCTTTACCGTCTGTTGAAAGTCTTTATCGTTCATTTAAAAATATTACAATTTATCGTGAATTACCGTAAATCATAACCAATAAGTAAAAAGTGTTGCAAAACTGTTACAGTTACATGTAAACTTCTTGTTTACTTGCCATTATTAAGGTATATAATTTAATTAAGAAAGTGGGGATACTTTATGAACGATTATGCAAGTACATTTATTTGGACTATGTTATTATTTGTAGTTATTTATGGCATATCATTTGTATTATGGTGGAAGTTTCTACCAAAGCACCATCAAAGAATAAAATTAGTTATGATTGTTATAGGAATCCTGTTCGCTATATTTAGTTTTGTTGGAATATATATGATAACAACAGTTAGTAAACTAATGGCATAATCAAGTCCTGATGTTAGGACTTTTTTATTTGATTTTACCCATGTATTTCTTTCACAGTCTAAATTCTTTCCTATTTACCCGTGTATTTCGATTATACATTCTCACTAAACTTATTTCGATTTATGCGCACAGATGTTCAAATATAAGCATGTGTCAAGTTTATTTCAAATTTACATGACAGTTCACAATATATATATTGTTCACAGTAACTATGAACTGTCATGTTTCACTTAATTTAACTTTGTACCATGTGCGTGGAACAACATCATTTAAACACGCTACAACGATTATTTGCACAGGTATGCATAGTTGCTAAGTTTATCTGTAATCACGCTGTAACGGTCTGTAAATCGCTCACCGTTGATTATAGCGCGATAGAACGGTACAAGTTTGCAAATAAAAAAGGTGATACCGAAGTACCACCTAATTACCATATATTTTACTTGCTATGGTTGCAAGACTATTTGTCGAGCCGTTAATTTATTATTCGCTTGCGGTAAGCGAAGATATTTAGCAAACCGTTAATTTGTATTCCGTCTACGGTAGGCGGAGATATTTTTGTTAAACTGTCGGTAATGATTTGCACATTACAAGGTTCTTTATCTGTTGTTTTATCGGGCGCTGACGCCACAGACGGAAATATAACCTACCAATTTTGTTGGCAACCGATTACTTGCGTTTACCTATTCCGCCACGACAGTTTATCTATAAGAATTATATCATATTCAATTACATTCAACATAGGGCAATTGCGTATTAAATGTAAAATTTGCATTTGCCAACTGTCGCAATATTTGAGATAGTTCAAACTACTTAGCGACAAATGCTATGGCGAATCCAATAATACCACTGATGATAGAAGAAGCAGCTGCTACCCATAGAATGTTATACTTCTTGCCTGGTTCCATGATTAGTGTTTTAACATCTGTTGCTACTTCAACTATTTTATCATTGATGCGTTTCATTTCACTATTTGAACTATTCATCTTCTCGTCAAGACGAATCATTTTCTCGTTCATTCCTGAATTGTATGATTCAATTGAACTAATTCGTTCATCCTGACGATCTAATCTCTTTTCGAGATCCGCAACTGTTGCCATTATGCCACCCTGCTAACTTTAATCGCTACGGCTTCAATCGCCTTAGACTCTCCGACTGTACCGATCGTAACATCTTTACCTGTTTGAATAGGCATCCATCCGATGTTAGCAACATGAGCCTGTGCTTCAACCTTGTAACCTTCATCTGCCATAATCTCAATGGCTTCAAGTCGTAATGCTCTATTTTTAGTTCCGGTCCAAATATCACGAACGAAATCCATCCATCCGATGTTCTGAACGTGGACCCGATAGGTACAATGTCCGTGAATGATGATTGCTTCCACCCTGAGACCTTTTTCAGTTGTTCCGGAGATCTGTCCGTCACTCGATACAGTGGAATCACCAACGTTTTGAATGTGGGTCTGATACGTTGTTTCTCCAACCGGAAGATAATCGATTAAAACATATTTGCACCAGTACTTCCATGACCGATTGTGCGCGGATCCGGAAGCTGCACTGCGAGTAACTCCCCAAGCTCCCCAAGCCGGAGTACATTCGATATATTGGTTGATGCCGTTCTCTTTACCGATGTAGATTCCAACATGACCTAAATCAGAAGTCATAACGAGCAGTCCGGGGATATCCGGCATCGATGGCAAGAGGCCCTTTTCATGAGAGGCATTATACATCATCAGAACGTTCTGATCTTGAGAACCAACATAGTTGATCACACCGGGAGCTAACTCCCACAGATAGCCTTTGATCAACCCAACACAGTCAAAGCAGTATTTACCCATACCGGCTCTAATTGTGTTCACGTTTTGAATGGTATACGCGTCTCTACTTGCAATGCGTGACTGAATCATCGCTTCTGTCAGTCTGCGACCGATCCCGCTCAGCATGTAGATCGTTGGAATGCTCAGTTTACTTTTGACATACTCAACAAGCCCGATGTTCGTTTTATTGCTCATCGGTTTTTCCTTCTTCCTTTTTTCCTTCTTCCTCTTCTTGCTTCAAGAGAAATGCGATCTCAGCGGAGTAATCTAAATCTACTCGCTCGTCCTCGTTTTTTTTCATTTACTCAACCTCCGTCTTTGGTTTTTCAGTTAGTGTTGCTAATTTATAAAGATTAGTACCCATATTAAATAACTTCTGACCGGCCAACACAGCGAAGGCAGCGGCGACTGAATAAGAAGAGAATGCGTTTAAATTTGTTAAGTTGATATCGGCAATGTTGAAATACATAAGTAGGTATGGGAAAATTGTTACCGCTCCGATCAACCACAGGAAGAAAACATAGAGGATTATCCCCCACTTCATCCCGGATAGGAAGCGTTTACTGTCCCACTGGGATTTATTTATCCATGCCCCGACGAGCATATCGCCTACAGTACAGACGGTCGTGAATGCCATGAAAGCAGTCACCATAACAAATGCGTTGAGTATAGCTTGTGTCATTTTTGTTTCTCTCTTTCGTTTATAAACTTTCTAAAAATGATATTATGTGTGTTATGGATTAATTTCAGTAACATTATTACCATAACTATCTAATGTTAGATACGTGTTATTGCCTTCCCATGCTCCACCTGTTGGTGTTGTCATATGCCTTATTACCCCTGTAGCTTTCCCGTTTATAAGTGACCACAGCATTGTGTTATAAAAAGTTGCATTAACTGTATTTGATAAGTTCGATAAACTATATGCTGTCATTGCATTTGTACCATTACACAGTACTTTACAGTTATCTAAAATAATATTTTGATTTGCACCCAACAAACTTGTTGCTGAATCGTGAAATAACAAGCCACCGAGACATTCTTTTGTAGAACTTGATGTTCTGTAGGTTGTTAAATAATTCCCATTTAATGTGCAATTTTTAAATTTCAAATTAAAGTTTGGTCTAAGTCCTATACCAACTGCTGGCGACCAATCACTTATTAAATCACAATTATTAAATTCTAAAGCCTTACCACTACTAAAATCTGTTTCTATGTGTACTGCATATGCCTTATCAACAGTAGAATCATCTGTAAGTATTGTATTGCTACGGTCAGCGTGAATAGTCATATTTGCAACGTAACCTGACCCTGCTTCAAGAGGTGGATTTGCGTATTCTCCAGTTCCACGAAGCAAAATACAATCTTGTCTATTAACACCGATTATATTTATTTCCTTGTTAAACCCTCTTACACATTCGTCATAAGTTCCAGGCATAATAAGTAATGTAGTACCTGCAGGTTCAGCCTGTAATGCAGCATTTATAGTTGTATAATCACCACCGCTTTTTGCTACAATCTTAAAGTTAAGCAAATTAAGTCTTGATGAAATGTTATATCCTGCAATAGGAGAAGATAGTTTCCCGGCTGAGTTGTAAAACAAAACTATTTTGTTACCGTCTGGTACATATGAACCATTTGCAATTGTACTAAAGTTGGCAGATGTTAATGGACTACCTATGCCAGACACCCAATTTAACACTAAATATTGATAGTTTGAAACTGTAACAGAAATAGCACTCCCCGAATTATACATATATTTTCCTACATTATCCGATATTAAGTGACCTGTTGGAAATGTAACCACTACATCAGTCCCAGAACCTGGTGCTATAGTGATAGGTGTACTTACAGGCATTATGCTTATAACATTAGGAACTTTTGAGGCTTGCCACTTTGCTATCTGTGTTTGAATTACAGGGTGTTCAGAAAACCAAACTCCATTATTATTTGCCATTAAAATAAATTGGTCTTTTAGCAAATACGGGAACTCCTGCCAGTAATATGTTCTGGTACCTTTTGTAACAGTCATACTTGTATTTCCTGCTGCTGAACCATTGCAAATATAATAATCGTCATTAGCATAGCTATTAAATGTAACTGTGCTCGCAAGCTGGTTAAAATCACCAGCAACTTTAGCATATCTTACTCCACTAATTACAACTGATGTTGCAGTAATAGCTATACTACCCCCTGAATTAAAGCTTATCATGCCTATGCCTCGTTTGCTTTGGATGATAGAGCCATCTGCTATCCCTGTGCTTTGATATGTCCCCCCTGCTGTCCATGCAGTGCTGTTCCAGTAATACCACTTGCCGTCTGCTGTAACTAAGTAAATGCCCGTTGTACCTGTTGGGAATGCAGATTGAAGTAATGCGAGTGTTGCATATACGCCTTTCGGAGATCCACTATCACCTTTTAAACTTAGAATGAATTGTGATTCAGTTCCGACATTTCCAAGTGCTAACCATACTTGATAAGCAGACAACCCTTGAATACCTTGCTCACCATCATTGTAATCAGTACCCTTTATCGGAGTATAACCATCATTTCCATCGAAATAATCAGTACCCTTGATAGGCGTGTAACCATCTGCACCCTTCGGAATATTTAACACATAACTTTGACCATCAATTTCAGAAATAATTTCTACACTTGCGGGTACGGTGTTTTCAACTGTGTTAGTGATTACTGACTTTACATCTAGCCGATTATTGAAATAATCAATTATGTCATCTTTTAAAGTTGAAGTATCAATGGTAACATCAAGAGATTCTGATATTTTAATCGCTCTAATAGCAAAGTGATATTTTTGAGATCCATTTTTTGCGTATGGTTGAAATGATAATGAACCAACAATCGTATGTGCCGATGTAAGCACAAATTCAACAATAGGTAATGTTCCTAAAAACTGAACAGATGCACTCCCACCTGACATTTTCAAGTCTAGCCATTTATCCCAAGTTTCCACATCTGTTCCTGTATAATCTAATACTATTTTTGTTGCTTCATTATCAGCCGAATATTGGTCGGCCACCGTTGACATGATTCCTGTTTTTAAATTGCAATTGATTGATTTCAAGTGAATCACTCCGTTTCATTGTTGGATAATTTTTGCTTATTTCTTTCGTTAATGTTATTTATTTAAATAAAGCTAACATACGCACCAACTGCCACTAATTCTCCCTTGCAATCTAATCCTGCGCTATTCGATGATTTCAAATAGAATGATACCGTTTTATTTGTATCGTTATTTACAGTTGTCAAATCGCCACGCTTATCAATTCCGGGCCCACCCCAAAACTCATTTTGAAGAACAGTCACAACCAATGAACCGTCATGTGATACTGTTAATCGTCTATGGATACCATATGAACCAGCGCCACCTTGCAACCCGCCCACATTTATATCAATCACACAAGCGTTATAGGTTGCCATTGTCAATGTTCCTATTAAGTGCGGGGTTGTATCTGATGTAGGAATCGTTAATGCAATGGGGATAATTCTTTTGGCACTGTGTGTCATCACACCGGTGAATACAGGTTGCGTACCGATTAAGCTTTTCAATGTCGCAACGGTCATCTTCTTCGTATCGGATGAATCTTCGATAATGATTATATCGGTATCAGTCCATGTTGCTTTTGCTGTTAGATTAGCTAATTTAATATCCGCCATTATTCATCCCTTCCTTTCTTTTTCAATTCTTCTAGCTCTGCAATTACTAAGTCATATTGATATTTCAATTCATGAAAGTTTACTTCCATTTGTGCCTTAGCAATTGCGAGTTGATTAATGATATAGTCTTTTTGTTCCATTTGTTCTCCTTTTGTTATACATATACAGTTCCATCTGCGCGCATTTTAAGTGTGTAGATAGCAGGACCACCGAATCCACATTTAATGTTTACGCCTGAAAGTGTTTCATTGACATATACATTACCGTAGACACCACAACTACCTTCGATTCCAATACCTGCCGAATCAGTGAATAAATATCTCGATCCGAAATATAATCTTCCGTTGACTGAATCTAATTTCATGCTACCTGCCGTTAGTGAACCACCAGCGATTACTAAACCACCGATACTTCCACCTGTTGCAACCATATTTTCTAATGAAACTTTGCCATTTGATTCAACACGAAATTTTGCATCAGTGCTTAGATAGCCGTTTGCACCGTTCGTTTCACCCGCCCATATAACATATTGATTTGCTTGTGCAAGTGAGATTCCAACTCCTATTGCATATAACTTTGACGATGCAATATTGAAACCACCAACTTTCCCAGCAATCGATTCAACACTTCCATCTAAGTTAATTTTGAAGTTACTATTGGCAGTAATAACGCCTTCCAACACGATATGATTTGCGTTAATCTTGACTGCATCTGCCGTCTGATTGATTAGTGATGCAATTGTCACGCCGTTGAAATCTGTATCACTAACTTTATGCGTTATTGAATCTGCGTTCTGTTGAATCAACGAAGTGTGCGACTCTAGCAAACTTTTATCATCTTTAACTAATACAATTTCGGCTTCTAATTTGAGTGCCATTTTCTACGCCCCCGATGTGATAGCAACTAGCGTTGAACTATTCGCTTTCGTCAATATTCTGTTGCCTGTGAATGTCATCAAGTACGCTGTTTCGGATATCGTGAAGAAACATTTATATGTCGCTGTTCTATCAAGATAACCCGATGTAATCGTAAGTGATGAACCTGTTAAACCTAATGAGTTGAAGTTACTGTCCTTAGCACTGTCTTGTGATGATCTCGACCATGCGAACTGACTACTTGCCATTAGTGATGTAACATCAATGTTATCTAAGATGACATAAGCATTAAGTGTAAGTGTTGTTTGACCATCGAATGTCAGCCCTGTGCTTGATAGTATTTTGAATTGGTACAAGTCTTTCTGTGCCGATAATGTCAAGTCACCGAAATACATATTCCACATGGATGCCGTTTCTTCGTTGGCTACTTTTAAATTAGATGTAGCCACTTCGCTAGGTACAACTGTATTACCTATTTTAGAACGCAATACAACTTTGAAGAATGAACTTGCCAACAAGTTGAATGTGACTAGTGAACCCCATGCCTGACTTGACTGGTAGACATAGGATGAATTGTAGATCACGACCATCGCTTCGTAGATGTCAGCACATTGTACTGTGACATATCCCGATGAAACAGGATAGAAAGCACTTGTACGAATAGCTAGTGCCGATGATGCAGGTACGCCCAATGTGAGTGTACCTTGCTCAAAATTAGAAGGAAGATTCGATACACGATTCGGTTTAGCGCTATTGATTTCGAGTATCTTGTTATCAACATACGATTGCGAAACCTTTGATGTAATCGCTTGTGAGTTGACGATGATTGAAGATTCATTAGCCGTTGTTCTACCGTCTAAAGTTTCAATATCTCCTGTAATAAAACTAATTGAACCCTTGACTTTATCTACCATGATTTCAGTGTTTTTAACACGAGTTGACAGTGTACCTTGATATGCGTAGGCAGTATCCGTTAAAGTCGTTGCTATGGCACTTAAATCAACTCTGATAGCACCATCGAACTTCAAACTGTACGCTAATATCGTTGTTATGATTGTTGAGTTATCTACTGATGTAGTAAGCGTAATTACATCGCCTAAATCTAAGTAAGGTGCTAATTTTGAACTAACTGTATAAGACTTATATCTGAACCCTTTAATCTCTGTAATCATGGCATCTATTACACTTGCCTTTATCGTAGCGTTCCATAGAAACGGACTATTCGATATTGACATTTCAACACTTCCATCTGTTGTAACCATCGTAGAATCTGAACGAGTTATATTCTCGCCATCAACTACATTGTCTAATTTCAATACGATTGTATTTACGCCCAATGTCTTAAATGAATCTTGATAGGTAGTAAATTCTCTCGCTTGTGCCTTAGCGATCGTTTCAACTGATGAAATAGGTTTAAGTGTTGATAACTGTTTAATTACTAATTGACCTGTACGATTGATATAAGCGAAACTCAATGCAACTTTACACGCTTCTGATAGCACTTCTTTCAACTGACATTCATTGAAATAAGGTAATGTAGCGATACTGAATGTACCGTTGAAGATACTTGTATTTGATAGCGTTACTCCTGCTTGTGAGCATAGATTCTGTACGAACGCTAACAATTTCATCGGATATGTATTTGAATCCGTAAACTTAACATCAAACTTTTTCATGTTATCTATACAAGTTGCTACAGTAGTTAATGTGTCTTGTCTGTATTCCCACGAACTAACTATGTAAGGTTGATACGGTACATATTCAGTTGTAACGCCATCGGCTAAGTAAACACCTATATACGGTTTAATTGAATATTTGTGAGATAGATTCAAAGTAGAAACTATATCTCCGACAAACTCAACTGACATATTCCCTTGAACCACACTTCCTAATATTTCTTTGTTAGGACACGCATCTGCATCTATTGTAATCAACTTGATCTGCGCACCATTTACAGTTACAGTTGAATTTAATGTATTGTCTGTAACTTCGGCATAAGCGATATTTCTGCTTGTTGATGACTTTAATATAGACTTATAATTATCTGATGCAGAATACATTAGTTCACCTTCTCTCTTTAGTTCTCAATTAGGTTTACAGACATAGCATTGTATAGCACATCTGTGTTATCTAAACTCTTAATCCACATCGGAGATATTTTGAAATCTCCATGATAGAATGAACCTGTTTTAATTGAACCATCGAACATATCTTCGTAAGTAATAGTAAGCGCATCAGGCTTGACTATATTAAGCCAAGCCCTTAGCAGTGTTTTATTCATAGGTGCTACTCCGACAACGAATTTTACTTTATGTGCTATGACATTGTGTATCATCGTTCCTGCCAAATTAGTACCTGAATCTAATTCTAATGTGAACCTTGAATATTCAAACGATGTAGGTACAGGTGGTGCTACTCCGTTAATAGTTCTTATATCCCATACTTGCGCCATAACTTCTCCTCTCGCTTGATTAAATCAAGATTGTTTTACCACCTTTAATCGAATCGTTAATCATGTCAATCAATGCACCACCGACCTTGTTACTGCCAATCTGAACGGTAAGGTTGATAGGTGTAGATGATTTATTTCCATCTCCTAATACACTTGACACGGCTATTGCCACACCTTGTGATACGGCTTGAACTATTTGATCGTTATTCGCAACGGCAGTACGACCACCGATTGAACCAACTAGTTCAGGTATGCCATTTTCTCTAGCCTTGAAATACTGCCCTGATTCAGGATAACCACCATCTGCATATTCTCGTATCTGCGCACCACCGCCACCTTGTGTATTGGTTCGTGGTGTGTTATTTGGAATTTCATAGGTTGACGATGGTATAGACAACTTCGTTTTTGACATACTATTGATAGCGTCTTTGACTAATGCAAATCCTACTAAAATACCCGCAATTCCAAATCCAAGTGTCCATGCACTTTGGAACGTTGCAACCGCTAATGTAGCAAGGAATATGCCTGTTGCAAGTGTACCTAACCCAATAAGCAATTTATCTCCAGGAGTTAAGTTGTCCCACATCTTTTTAATGTTGTCATAATTAAGTACAATCGCTGCAATAGCAATGCCAATCAACGCAAGTGGAGTAGAAATTCCTAACAGGATTCCACCGACTGCCATCAATGCTTTATATGCTAAAAATGCAAGGAATACATCGTTAATAAACTGAACTAATTTAGGGTTACTTCTCGCCCAATTTGCTAAATCTTTCAATATGAGTACCATGTTTTTCAACATTTCATTAATGGGATTAAGTATAATTTTTGAAATAGGTACAATAAAGTAATTAAGAAAATTATCAAGACTCTTATTAGCGGAAGGATATACTTCATTTATAAATTTAAGAAATGCGTCGATAACATCAAAGAATCTAGGAAGTGTTTCTTCGATTACAATTTTTGAAATAGGTTTGATAAAGTCGTTATAGAAAATCAAAAGTCGGTCAACTACATTACCCGCAAGTTTTGATACTGAATCCCATAGTTCACCAAACGATGTAACGAACGGTTGAATGTCAATTCCAGTTAATGACTTGATGTTGGCATAGAAATTATCCCAACCTGCAAACTCGAATGAAATCTCTCCTGTCGCTTCATCAACTTGCTTTGTGAATCCTAACCAAGACATAATCGTGTCACGTATTGCCAAAGCCTTCATCTTAACGTTGCCCATTTTATTGTCATAGGCGGTAACATATTTCATCAACTCTTTATAAGTATCTGACATACCACCTATGGCAGCAGCGCCACCACCACTCGATGCAGTAGAAGAACTGATGTTGTTTATTTCATCCCATCCACGCAATTGCTTATTCAACTTAGCAACAGAAGCAGCAGCACCATCGGCAGCATCTCCTGTTTCATCTAATCCATTAGTTGTGTCACCATAACCGAAGTCAGGCATTTCGAACCCCATAATCATAGCTATTGTCTTAAATATTTCTTTCATTACCATGACAACAGCATTGACATAAGGTAGAATCATTCCGAATAGTCCGATGAATAATGCGCCAAACCAACGGTATGCTTCTTTAACTTGATTGCTAAATACTTTCATCTGATTAGCCGGTGCTTCTAATGTTCTAGCGAAGTCACCTTGTGCATTACCTGACTGTTTCAGAATAGAGATATAACGCAACAGAACTTTCTCTGCTTGTGTCAATTGAATAACTTGTTTATCAATTCCTAAATTATCGAGAATCGGTTGTAAAGTCTGTTGAGTAACATCTATACCAACTGCTCGTAACGGCTTCGTTTGACCAATGATACCCGATTGAATCTTCGTGTACATTGAATCGAATGATACATTGAATAATGACGATAAGTCATATGTCAACTTAGTTAAGTTAGTCGATAAGGTTAATGATTCCTTAGAGGCAATTCCAAGCGATGCAGTAAGGTTTTGAAAGAATCCTTGATACCGCATACTCGCACTCATATCCGTTCCCATAACCTCGTTCATGGTGTTCTGAAAGCGTGTCGCTTCGGCAGATGCAGAACCCATTGATACTCTAAACAAGTTATAGTTCTCTATAAATCCTGACATCTCGGATATGGCTTTCGTGCCGATATTAACAAGTCCAGTAGCAAATTGTTTCAATAGGTATAGACTGAATACTGACTTGACAACTGAACCTAATGATTTGAACTTTGCTTCGGCTCTTGTCGCTTCATTGCCAATATCTTTGATAGAATTGTTGCCCGATATTCCTTTACCATTAATTGACTTGAACTCTTTTACAAGTCCACTTGTACTACCTTTTGCTTCATTGACTTTTGCTATAAGGCTTGTTAATGATGCTAACACACTGTCGACACTTGATGTGATCTCAATTTCGACATTATTTACATTGGTTGCGATATATCTTCACTCCTTTCTATTTTCTTCTTCTTTATAATTTCTGACTGTTTAACGGCAATCATAGCTCTGATTCTATCTTCGATAAGTTTGTTCTTTCGTTCTTCTTCATCTTCTCTTTCTTCTTCTGCAATAGCATTGAAATTGATAGGTTTAGAGAAGTATTCTTCGGGTTCATCAGATGCAGAACCAAACCCATTTTTAATAACTACTCTAACGGCTTTATACACATATAAGCCACTCAACCAAGCAAGGTAATTGTCATACTCGCTATTACGCTTGTCCCTTAAATTAAAAGAAGCACGGTACGCCCAAAATAGAGATGGGTCACTACAATCCCAAAAATCTGTTGTGGACATACCGTACTGGATAGCGTAAGGAAACAATGAATCGAAATACCTTTGAGCAGATTGAACTTCTATTGTTTCAAGAGAATCATCGTCAGATGTTAACTCTGATTGAATGTCGGTTGAATCAGTTCGCTCGTACCTTGCGGAGTGGCTTTGAAAAAACTTGCATACATCTCGCCAAGAGTAGAATTGATTTTCTCAATGTCATACCCTTTATCACGAGCCTTGTCATAAATGTTACTTGAATCAAACTCTGTGATACTCGGATGATTTTTGATAAGCGCCCAATGCCATAACTTTAATGTCATAGTCAGTGGGTACTTTCCGAGTTGTTCTAAATCAAGTCCATTCTTCTCACCTTTAGTGAGAGTCTTGCGGTCAAACTCAAACTCATAATCTTTATCTTCTACATTGATTGTCATTACATTTCGCATGATGAATCTCCTTTTTTGTTTATGTTATATTAAGCAACTGATTTTAAAGCAGTAACTTGAACGGCAGTCTGATGTAGAATTTCAGAAGCAACGATAGCAAGTTTACCCGCAACCGCAGATCCTAACGCAACGGCATCAACCCATGTGTAACCTTGACCTGTAATCTTTTGACCTGAACCATCGGCATAGATCAACAAGAAGAAGGCATCAGCGCCATTACATTTCGTTTCAACTGAAGTGAAATTAGCTTCGGTGTAGTTGTAACTAAATTCCATGTCAGGAGTATCTAAACGATCTCCGATATATCCTTTAGCAATCCAATCAAGTTCGGTAATCTCAATCTTACCTGGTGCGCCACCTGTAGCAGGTGCGCCTGTAATTCCAATCAATTTAGTGAATGATGCCGCAGCACCAGTAGCACTGTAAAATAATTGTGTACCCTTATCCGAAATCGCTTTTGCGGTCATGTGTTTGTATTCCTTCCTTTACCTTGTACGGTAAATAATTTTATTTTCATCTAGTATGCAAGAGAATCTCATATAGATGCGATAGATACTCGGGTCAATATTCGGTATCGGGTTTCTATCGTCTAACTTCATTCCATATTGATTGAACAGTACATCGACAACTAAATCGGATAGACTGTTCGCAATCGTTCTTTGCGCTACTATTTGCTTCTCTGCGAATATATTTACTTCTATCGCTAACGAGAATAATTGTTCTCCATGCGATAGATTCTCTGTGTTGAATGAGAAGTCTATTTGCTTCATCACAATAACAGGCATTGTGTATCCAGGATTCTCATATGGGTACAATGTAGCGCCATAGGGATTTAATAATGGATTTGATAACTGTGTATCGAGATAGTTGTATAACTCTTGAAACACTTCTTCTGTTTTCATGTTCATTTATTTAGTTTCCCTTCAAGTACCTTTCGCACAATGTTAGGCAATTCATTCTGTACATCTCTTGAACTCGAATACATGATGTGATAGGACGGCATACCATAACTCGGTAAGCCTTTCCAAAACCAATATAGATTCTTTGCCTTATCTTCTTTCTTCGCATCAGATGGTATGTTATACCCCATGAATTGGCCTGGATAAGGATTACCATATGGATATGGACTATTAGCACCTAACAACCCTGTACCGTACTCTACATAGCCTGAATGGTCTGAAACATTAACAATGTTACCCCGACATACTTTTCCACGATTGAGGATACGCTTCACATTCATGGACTTCATCGCTATTCGTTCATCGTCAGAATCAATAACACTTGACCTTTGGATGATCGCTTTCTCGGCAACTATTAGTCCTTGTTCCACTATCTCTACATTCGCCTTTTCAATTACTTTTGATAAATTTTTAATGTATGCAGACAATTCATTTAAACCATTTTTGAATACATCAAATTCGGGCATTAGCCAAACCTGGCAATTTCTTGAAATATACTAATACGCATCTATTCCCATCCAGCACTTTATCTACGGTGTAATTTGCTTTACTTCCGACAATCGTTTCTCCAGTAGGTGTGAACCCAAGTAGATATGCTTTGTCGAACTCGTTAATATCAATGAATGGGTAATCTACGAATATTCCTAAGTGAACCTGTTTAGCATCTGCGCCATACATTTGAATGTCGGATGTAGAACTAATAGGTTGGTGATTAACTTTGTATAATACAGGAGTTCCATACAGGTAACTTACATTACCGTCTGCATCTCTGATTTGAGGTAACAAGCGTTTAGCAATATACACATCTCTAAGCCAATCTTTAGGAGTAATGATCTTCACGATGGTGTACCTATTCTCGGTGTGAGTTCAGCAAGTGTGCTGCTCGAAATACCATTCTGTAAGAAGTCATAAGTGATAGTTAATCCGTTCTCGGAATAACTTTTAACTCCATCTTGACCCATATGATTGTATAACTGTACGCAAGCTCTCATAGTCCAACCATCATACTTTTCAGGTAGTGTAATGAGCGATGTATCTTCAAACGGATAGATGGTAGACTTTGCAATGTCAATAACTTGATCCATTAGATAATTGAGTAAATCTTCTTCTGCACCCGCTTCAATTTTTAGTGGTATTCTAATTTGAATAATTCTTTCTGCCGTTGTCATAGATGCCATAGTGTTACTCCTTTTCTTTTGCTAACTTCGCAAGTCGCTTAACCTTCGCTCTGTCATTCATCTGTGCTACATTTGTGTGAATCTGAACAACTACCCACCCACTTGCCAACCATGCCTTTTTATCAGAAAGCGGGATAGACATAACTACCCCGCCTTTCTTAATTTTCATTAACTAATTAAACTTAGGCAACGTACAGATCGCCGATATAAGCGATTAAGTCCGGCATCGTTGCTTCTGTACCGTAAGAGTAGAATAGTTCGATAGCATGAGCATTTGATAACGGAATCTTTTCGTCTGCATATTGCTTCGTAACATTCAGCGGTTGAGCAACTGAACCCATGAACATACAGAACGCATCAACAACTTGTAAAGCGCCTTTAGGAAGATGATTAGAAACCCAAACAGGTACGCCATGATATTGACCGATAGCGCCTTGTGCAAGTGCAATCGAATCAACAGGCAGTTCATCAATTTCTAAACGAAGCGCACTGTGTAATTTTGTGGTCAAACACAGACCTAACATATCTCTGTCAACGCCATCAACGTAGGCATTGGAAACATCTTCAACAGCAAGAATCAATTCTTCAATTTTTCCAGCAGTCGTAGCGGCAGCGATAGTAGCTTTAACACCAGTAGCGTATGCTTCTTTCCAAAATGCGGTATCGAGATCGCGTTTGAATGCTTTAATATGAGCCAACGCTTGACGATTCATCATATTAGGAATACCCGAAGTAAGAATGTCTTTTTCTTCGATTTCTTCAACGATTTCACGATCAACATTCAATGTAACAACTACTGGTGCAATTTTTAGAATTTTTCCCTTGCCAGCAGCACGAGCCGTACCATATGCAACGGCAGCGCTATCAGCGAAACGTTTGTATTCAACTGTGCCAGCGGCTACATTACCTGATTGATTCTTATTCTTAAATGCTACCGAAACTGCCGTTTTAGATACATTTTCGATAACTGCTTTGTATAATTCAGCAAGGCTTAAAGGTGTAACACCATCTGCCTGCATAAGTCCTAATGCGTTTAAACGTGCCATAATTAATTCCTCTTTCTTAACCTTTTAGAAGGTTGTGATTGGTTTTTCGGGAGTGTCAGGAATGATGGCATTACCAGGAGTGGGATTCTTGTTACTATTCAACATATCTTCTTGTTTCTTACTGACTGCGTTCTCACGTTGTTTAGTCATAGTAGCAATTAGAGATGTTGCAAAGGCAACGCTTCTGTCCTTATCTTCTGATACAATATTTCCGAGTAATCCGCCAAAGTCTGCTTCTGAATAACCGTTCGCTAAGAACAATTTTTCAACTTCAATTGAGTTGAGTTTAGTTCCTAACTCCTTTTTCATCTGTTCAAGATTTTTAGTTTCTAACTGATGCTTTTCTTCTGCGGTCATACTTGACTGCTTTAAGGTTTCATGTTCCGTATGTTCTGTCTTCCACTTCTCATTGAGTAAGCGATAACTTTCTTTCGGTATCATGTATTCCCCAAGAGCAGAACTTACTTTGTCGGCTATTTCTTGATTACCTGTCGTTTCTAATAACATTTCCTGTAAAGTTTTCATCTTATTTATCCCTTTCGGCTTTGAGGTGCGCCACACCATTGTTTAGGAATCTCATTTAGCCATGAGTAGCAATTTGTTTATGTACGCTACAACCCTTTACTTAGGGTTAGCGTTGACACCAATAGGATTTGTTACATCACCCACTTGTTTCGTTGCCGATTCAGGAGTAGCCAATGTACCAGACTGCGCTTCTTTCCAAAAACTAGAACCATAGAATAATTTAGATGCTTTCAGTACCGCAGCAGGATCACTCCAAAATTCAACGGTTCTAAATGCGATTTCAGGGTCAACTCCTGCCGTTTTCAAGTCGATTAACGTTTGTGCTTTGACAAGCATATTGTCCGATTTGTTACGAGAGAATTTGATTTCAATGTCCTTAGGTTGTAAGGTCTTAATATTTGATTGAGTTGGTTTCAACTTGCAGATTTTGAGAATGAGTTTTAACATGCGCTTTTCAGACACTTTGAATGAAAGTTCATCCTGTTTCGCTCGTTCATCTGCCATAGTCCATCCTTCACCAACTAATCTAGCCTGTCCTGTATCGCCACTCGATGCCTTATCACTCATACGAGGTACACCGGCAATCGTGAGCATCTGATTGTATAATCTGTCTGATAATACCTTCGTTTCTGAATGTTGAAGTTTGTTTGAAATTGTTTTAATGTCAGCTTTGAATTGAGCATTTGAATCTTTAACGAGCATGACCCCACCCGCTTTTGCTTCCGCTAACTTCATAAGGTCAATATCAGCGTTGACAAGCACGATAAGCGATTGAACGAACTGTTGAATGTCATCCATCTCATTACTTGCAATCAAATTCAGTGCATCTAATGTCGGCATGACCAACTCAATCAATCCATATCTGCTCATATTCAGCGGATATTCGATAATAGGTATTTCTCCCAATTTATTGACTTCATTTGCCACGTTATCTTTGACGTATTTCAAATCGCTAATTGTTAATTTATCAACATTAAATCTGAAATTGTAAATGTTGAATTTTGTATATACCGTCACAAATCCATAGTCCTTCAAGGTATTTCCGACCATTTCAGATTTCTTGACAAGGTAGAATCCGAATAGTGGCTTTTTATCAATATCGGTTGAGTACACAACTCCTGCTTGTTTAGGGTCAAGGTTATAGAACTCAAACGGTGTGAACTCTGAACTTACGGACTTGATGAATCTAAATGCCGTTCCACATACATACCAATCTTCGGAAAGGTCTTTGTCCTTACTCGGTTTATCGTTCTCTGCGAAGTATTGATTGAGTATTTCGATTTCTTCCTTAGCGGTATCTTCACCCATCTGCACATATTGAATCGGATCTCCGAATACATAACCTTTTTTGAACTCGACAATGTGATAAGCGTTATTTTCAAGTATCTTGTTGTTTATTTCGGGTCGAATCAATTTAGTCTTGGATAATATTTTCTGATTTCCACTTAAATATCCTTGTAGATACTGAATGTCTTGCACATTCGCTAAATGAGAAGGTAAAACTTCTTCTAAAATCATTTTTATTTCGTCTACGGAAAGATTCTCTTTCGTGAAACTTGCCGATAATTCTCTGCGACCAAACAAAGGCCTTTCTGCTTCACTTACCGTAGTATATTTATCAAATACGGGCATATGTTCACTCCTTTGCTTTATAAGCAAATTAAAAGGCATTGTTAATGCCTTTCAAAGTTATTGGTTACACTCATTCCCATTCTATGTATAAGTATTCCTATATACCTAAATCTGCTCTGCTCATAAAGGTAACTTTAGCAGTAACGGAACGATCTAATATAATCTCATTTACATACAACGCAAGGCTATCGGGCGCATCATCGTGCTTATTCGCATAATCGAATGAATACTTGGTGAAAGCATCCATGAATCGACCGTAATCAGTGTTAGGCGCATATGTACCCTTCTCTTTGAATATCATTTTACGCAACATCAACCCTCTAGCATCTTTGATACGAACTTCTTTAACGGCAGTATTGAACTTTTCCTTAATCTCGCATAATGTATAACCTTTTTTTCTTAGCAACTCTAACAACAATGTTTTAAGTGATGTATCAGTGTTATTTTCTACACAGAATTGAGTAATTTGATGTTGAATAATCATGTTCACAATATCTCCGTGTACTTCTGTCATGGCTTTTCGCTTGTATAGCACATCAATCAAGTAATGATCTTCGCCATCAACGCTAACTTTGAATATCGGCATTGATACATTATCCTTGCCCTTTCGAGTAGGATCGAGTACGGCATAACAATGGTTATTCATTCCATCTTTCGGCACTTTATTGAATGTGCGCAAGTTCTCGTAAGCGAACTCCATTCCTGATGGTGCGATAGGGTCTTGTTGATAGACACAACTAAATAGAAATGGGTCTGTAATCTCTTTCAAATTCCTTGCTTCGTTTGTTGACATGACATAAGGGCAAGTTGATTCATCGTGGCTATCAAGTAACGGAATACGAATGAATACTGCATGGCCATCTTCTGATACCCAAGTGTACTTGAACAGTTTAGATTGTTTAACCTTTGACCGTGTACTTTCTAGGTCTGTGATACGATTCAATAAATCTTTTGGTGTCCACATCGTACCTGCGAAGATGTACTTTACCGTATCTCTCTCTCTTCGATTCCACCATTCTGTTGTATATTTTTTCCAATATTGTTCGTGGATTTCATCGTTATGAGCCTCGTCAGCACCTTTAGTCATATCATCGAACTCAATAGCGAATCTCGCTCTAATGCCAGTTGTAGCGCCATCTCTTGTACGGACATAGTGTGATACGGCAGAATCAGAATTTTTTAATTTCCAATCTGAATCTTTTTCTTTATCGAATGGCTTATTACGATATATTTTAAAGTCAGGGAATATATCGGCATATAAATCACTTGAAATTAAGTCCTTAATCTGCCGTGAGAATCCATTTAACAAGTCATCTGAATAGGACATTCTCAATACAGAGTTATCACGATTCAAGCCATAGCACCATGCCGTGAAGTAATTGAGTAAGAACGACTTACCAGCGCCTGGAAATATTGACAATACAAACTTTGTCATCTTAGGGTCGAACGCCATTTTATTGAGATAGTAAACTGGAGATGCAAGTACATCTTTTCGATTGAAGAATACCTTGTTTTTCTCTGCCCTATCTGATTCCATGTGTTCGATAAAGTGTTTGAAACTTCTACGGCCAGCAAACGCATATACTCGTTGATGCAATTCCCATATTGTTATTGTCGTTTCAGGTTCTACTTTAGGTGATTTCAACATCTTCAATAGATAGTCCATCGTAACTGTAATAGCCATGCGACACGCATATTGTTTATCTTCTTCGTGGCTACTTGAATCAAATATGTATTGTAATATTGAAAATTGATCCGATAATAACTCGATACTTTTCTCAATAGTCGGTACTTTCTTATCGACAAATAATAAAGTAATCGAATCAGACATAGCTTTATAATCTAATATCTCCTGCTTGTTATCTGCCATCTTCGCTACGGCTTAACTTGCCCAACGTGACAGTAATAGGCAATTTCCAATCGGCTTTTCTCAATGCTTCCATTAACTTTTCACTATCTTTAGACATCTGTTCATATTCGTTCAGTGGCACTACACATTCATCGACATTTTCTCTTTCGATAAATATTCCATTCGGTTTAAATAATATTCCACCTTCTGCAAACTTAGGTAACGGCATTGATATTGATTTAATAGCTGGTACGATATAGTCAAGTTTTAATGTTGAACATTCGGTTGGAATGATATGCGCAAATTCAACACGAGAAACTCCGGCACATTTAACTCCATCAATCCATACTTCGGCATGAATCCCATCACTGATAATTTTTACTTTTTCGTTCATTTTATTTTTTCCTTTTTTAAATTTAATTATCGAATAGTATTACTTCTGAATTTGAATTGCGTTTAACGGTATCAATCGTAATCTTAGCGAATCCAGCCATACAAGATACATGAAGTTTCTCCGAGAAATCGGTATCTCCGACAACACTCGGAAGAAATATAATTGCCTGTTGAGCATCATCTTTAACATCTTTAGACTTGAAACTGTATCTGTGCCAATGACCACCGATGAATAAATGAGTGACACATTTGTGATGCTTTTCTGTATCTTCAAGAATGTTATCGTTTCTACTGTATTGATGGCCATGCGCTAACACGATGTTAAACGGCTTATCATTACCTAATGTCAGAAGTATTTCATCGGCTGTCGTGAAGTCTAGATTTTCCATACCACCATACTCATGTGCAGTATCGACAACATTCAATACAGTGTTAGTAATCAGCAACGCAAGGTTTTCGTCCATCTCATCACGCTTGGTATTGTAAAGCCGTAACTGACTATGATTATCTAGACTGACCATCATAAAGTGAATAAGTACATCCGGTAATTGCTTACTAAGCCACTTGATAATCGTGACTATCTCGTTGCTATATTCTCTTGCCTGTTTAGTCATTTCTTCGGTGATCTTAATTAACTGACCTACTCGTAAACTTGTTCCTTCAATGTCATCAGCATGGTCTGTCAAGTAAAACTCCTTGATACCGTTAGTGACAACATCGTTAACAATCCAATTGGCCATTTCCCATAGTCTTAGTTTGGCAATCTCTTTGTTATATTTTATTTGCGGTAAGTCGATCGTATAATCCCAGTGAACATCGGCATAGTGATATGAGGTTATCTTGGGAGTAATAATATGCTTAACGATTTTAACATCGGTCAAGTGAAACGTTTCTTTTCCCCATACTGCCATCATCGTATCGGAAGCTAACTTCTTATCCGAATATTCCCTGACTTTCATATCAACAATTGATCGTTGACGATTTAAGATATTTCGATTTTCCTTAATGCTTAATTCTTGTTTGGCAATATTATCTAGTTGCTTATCGTAGCTGTCTTTATCTGATTCGATAGACACTTTCTTAGTTCGATTCAACCGATTGATATTGCGATACATGCTTCTCAATTGCTCTCCTGAATAACCGCTGTCGTATATCTCATTGAACTTTATTTCCGTGTATAACCAATCGTTATTACCGTGATTGATACTCTGTGTATCGGACACTATTTTAATTAAGTCTTGTTTCACTTCTTCGGTGATAAAGAATTTACTCATTTACTATTCTCCTTTGTAGTGTTTGATATTGAAAAGAACCCTAGTAGGGGTACTGGGATTCTCTCCGTTATGTCCGAAATGGATAGAAAGGAGTAACTACCCAACCCGCCCACACACCTTCTATATACGCTATCTAAGGGTTTTATGTATAGTGATTGTGTTATCTCATTCCCATATATGCTTTTAGTGGATACGAAATCATATAAATTATTTTTTATTTTTTTTACTCTATTGATTTTAGAAATGAAGTCATAGATTTTTTAGGGACAGAGAAGGAGGTATCCCGCCCTTCCCAATAGCTTGTAATAAAGGGTTAGGGGGGGTATAGTCCGGATAACATATAAAGGCAGCATAAAAGCATAGATCATAGCGTAATGACCTATTAAAACATGATTATAGGTGTATAAATACATGATATTAAGTAAACGGTCATATATTAAATGAATTGTATGTATTGTTCCCTGATAGCATGATAGTATACTCATGTAGCATGATAACTTGTGTACATAACATAGTAAATAGGTATATATAGTATGATATGTCTGTCAAGGTTTATTCCTTTACAGTCTATAAAGTGCTATATATATCTATAACACTAACTATAAGTATATAAATATATACATATACAATAAGACTAATACATATATAAAGATAAAGATAAAGAGTAAACAAATATAAATATATATACATAAACAAATATAAAGATTAAGACTAAAGATATATATAGTGGACATGATCTATATATAGTCCGGCTGTATAAGTTAGGATAGCAGTACATATATCAGTATATATACATACATAGTAAGTCATATATAGTATGCTATGTACCAATGATTAAGTAGTAATATATACATAGTTGCATAGATATATTAAAGCTATTATATACAACACTATATTATCATTCATATATCTGCGAGAAGGCTATTTTAAGGCTCGTACAGCGATGTTCTATATTGCTTTGATAACTATGCCTAATGAAGTTATTATATCTTATACACTACTTATGCAATTATATATATATAAATAAAAAACCTATTTCTAGGTTCTCTTAATAGTGATAGATTGTTTCATCATAAATTTAATTACTTCGTTTCATTCAATATGATAATGTTTTGCTTTCCAAGTGAATGTGCTACAATGCCATCCATTTAATTTGATGAATTCTCTAAACATTTTTTCAAGTTCGGCAAGTGGAACATCCGCTACAACTTCCAGCTCAATATTATAAACAACTCCATCTTTAATCATTGGTTTTGGTGTTGCTTTATCAACTAGTTTTTGTAATAAAACAAATTCTTTATCAGGTGTAAAGCAACCATAATCTTTGCAAAACTTAATTTCAGAAGTAACTATTGTATCTAGCGCTTCTTGATATTCATTCAACATTTGTTTTCTCCTTTAACATTTCAGGATTCTCAAATATGTTTCCAATCACTTCAAACGATTTCGGGTTACTTCTAAATTTGCTTGATGTTTTACTTTCCCCATAATCTCTATCATAATCAAGAATATACTCGTTACTTTGATAGGGTTCTTTAACCCAATATTTCTTTAGTCTAAATGCACCACGATGATAAACAACACAAGCAATAATAGTTTTAGTTGAAAATGCAGGTATAGTTCCCTTTGTTCCTTGCTTTTTAACAATATCAAACTCGTATATTTCTTTTTTATTCTTATCAAGTAACCCTACGAATTGACAGACTGTTTCAGGAATAACTTGAAATGTTTCGTTCCAAATTTGACCGTTTTCATCTTCTATTTGGTTGACGATATAATGTTCGTATCTTCCGTCACTTTTTATTGTTCGAATCCACTTTTTCTCATAATATCCATAAACCCATTTATTATTATCAACTCGTTTACCCCTAAACTTAACATCTCTCATTCCATTTCTCCTTTTTTCTTTCTCTGAATCCTGTTATACAATGTCGGTGCGCTGAATCCGTACTTAGCAGAAATAGTCGCTAATGTTTCACCTTTACTTCTATGCTCATATTCATTGATAGCCTTTGACAGTAACTTTTCATCATATACATCAGGTCTGCCTAATCTCTGCCCTTTTGCTCTCGTAGCCGCTAATCCTTCTTTTGTTCTTTGCGAGATCAATTCTCTTTCCTTTTGAGATAGATAGCACATCAATGTAAATATCTGTTCCTTGACTAACTTCATGTCAATTGTCATTATTCCATCATTGGTAGATAAAATCGGTGTATCAAGTACAACTAACCGTATACCATTGTCGAGAAACCATTTCCATTCAATTGTGTTTTCATCCCAGTTACGGCCAAGTCTTGAAATATCCTTGATAATGATAACATCATCTTTCTTTACCGTTTCTTTCATCTCTTGATATGATGGTCTTTTGAAGTTCTTACCCGATACTTTATCTTGATAGATGTTAGCATATACAAACCCATTCTCTTGTGCATATTTCAATACCGCAATTTCTTGACGATCTGTATTCTGTTCTTCTGTACTTACTCTTAAATACGCATAATAGCTCATATTATATCTCCTTTTTGATATTTCATATCTCTAATTTAACTATACTCTCATTTTTAATATATACAAGTATATTATTAAATCATATTATGAAATATATAAATAGGTTCGTTCTACATAAATTTAGACTGTTATCTAGGTTCGCAATCTTCTTCTTTTTGGTATCTAACTTTCATTTTTGTTGCTAACAATTTATCGTTTGCAATAATACTTTTCACCAACTTATTTTGTACTCTCAATAATTCTTTTCTAATGTATAACTTATCCTTGAAATCTACAATCAATCTATATGCTATAAATATGATAATGAGTATCAGAAACATAATGAATGTAATTCCTAACCCATAAAGTAATGAAATGAATAATTGTGCTATTAATGTCATGGTTTATCAAACCCCCAATCTAATTTCTGACCACATTTATGGCAATATTCATTTTCTCCAAGTGAACCCTCAAATATGAAATCTATGTTATGACAATTTGGGCATTCATTTGCTATTGCGTAGGGAGATGGTTGAATCTTCTTCGGCACTTGCTTTTCAAGGATTCCGACAACTTCATCAAAATATGTATTTCCTTTATACCATTTCCCAAATTCTTTTATTACATCAATTAATTCATAGATGGTATGTTTCATTTGTTCTCCTTATCTTCTCTAATTGTATCTAACTTCTTGTTACACTCTCTGATAGTATTTTCGTATGAATTTAATAATCTACTATCATCTTCTGAATACTGGGAAAATATTTCTTTGACATAGCCATCTCTTCTTGTTCTATCATAAATTTCTTTAATTCTAATTTTGCTCGATTCTCTTACCTCAATTAGATTACGGACTTCAATGAAGTTTGGCAAAATATATCCGAGTGATTTTTCGATAATGCTTAATTTGTCATCATTTTCTGCACCATCTTCTGTAATTATTGTATTAAACTTACTGATTTTTTCAGATACCATTTTTTTAAAATCATCATTTCGAAACATCATTGCCCTATAATCTTCTTCTAACGCATTGTAACGGATCAACAATTCTTCTTTTTCTTCAACCAATGCTTTGTAATTGTTTTTATAAATGAACATTATTTGTTCTCCTTGAACTCGGCATCCAGTACCGTTAATCCTTTAACTTTTCTTCTAATTTCTTCAATGTCAGGTGCGTTACGATATTCAACTACGATAGGTGCATTAGCTTCTGTCATGCCATGTTCAGATTTACCTCTGAATGTAGCCATTACACTATCTGCATTTCTCGTTGTCGCAGCATCTAACATTACACCTTTGATATAATCATCAATCATCAATATAGCATCTCGTTTATCTTCATCAGGACTTTGCATATAGTTTTTATATGTCGCAGAACTGATACCTACGAAAGCACAGAAACTTGATATTGATGGTACATAATGTACTTTCTCGTTAATCATACATACGGCTTTCTGATATGCTTCTTTGGCAACAATCAATTCAGATGCACTGTAACCTTTTCTAACTGTTGATATACCTTGCCATGCTAATAGTTTGTAGATAGCCGGTGCGCTCAATCCTTTAACTGTAATGTCATTCGCTAAGCCATTTGCGAGTGCTGTCATGCGTTCTTCTATGAGTATGGGTAGATTCATCTTCTCTTTCTCAAATACTCTCTCTTGCGCTCTCTTGACGGCTCTCTCGTCATTCAACTTATTCTCTTTTCTTTCAATACTTGAATCACTAATTATCTTCTTTTCTTCATCTGACATTACTTTTGCATTTTTAGTACCCATTATTCACCATCCATCAATTCTTCACTAATCCACACTTCGTCACGAACCGTATAATGTCCATTTGAATAGTGGACAGAATTTTCTTTCAAATAATCCACTAACCTTTTATGTTTATCAACTAATTCTCTTAGAATAGGGATTGATTCTTTTGCATATCTCCTATCCATGCTAAACTCACTACTTAGAATAAATGATTCAACTGCATCTAATGCTTCTTCATATTTATTCATTTTCCCACCTTTCCTGTTCCCATTACTTATTATCTCCATTTAGAAACCAATTGAATGTTACATTGTATAATTTTACAAGTGTAAATAGTTGGTACGGATCAGGTAATGATTCATCATGCTCATACTTCCATAATGTCCTTATGCTAATGTTTAACTTCTTTGCCATAACTCCTCTTGAAATCGAATATTCATTTCGCTTCATCAACATGCGTGAACCTAATGTATTTCGTTTGAGTAACTCGAATTTATCTTCCATTTAACTGTTACCTTTCATCAGAACGGGAGATCCTGATTATCCATGTCTATTGGTTTACCTGTATTGAAACTTGTATTCCCAACCTTTGTAGTTCCTGTGTTTGTTTCTCCATCATCGGTTACAACTTCTATGTCTGCAGAAAGTGTAACTTGCATACGACCGTTGTAATGGCTTACTCCGAATCCGACCATGTTCAATATTTTTACCTTCTCACCTTCTAATACTTCTACATCGTTATTAACGAATACTGTAATGTAGTTAGGATCCTTTGGATTCTTACTATCGAAGTCTGTAATTTGAAACATCGACCTGCCATTTTTCATTTTCTTTGGAAACTTAGCTAAGTATTTAAAATTTACCTTTATCATTCTGTTTCCCCTTTTTCTAATTCATTAAGTTCTTTTTCAATTTCAATGAATCTTTCATGTCTTAATGTAATCAATGATAATAAATCTTTTTTTGTTAAAACTGCATCTATTTTTGAACCATTCATAAAGCCATTAAATGTATCGTGACTAACCACTGTATACCCATCTTTAAGTCCATATCGTTCGCTTAAATCAGCGACTTCTTTAGTTATACATTCAATTTCCTTAACTAATCTTGTAATATGCTTTGCTTTTTCAATTATCATTTAGTTTTTCCTTTGAGTGCTTCTAACACTTTAGTTTGTAATTCTTTCCTTCTTCTCTCCGATACAATTTCGAGTACATCTGACAAGTTAGATATTCTCTCGTCAGTTGCATCTATTTCTTCTTGTTGAAATTGAATTATTTTATTCATTTGTTCTCTTTCCTATTTCCAGTTCTTTACTTCATTAACACCAAATCCATCTATCGAACACGCACCGCTATCCGTTGGCTTGTAATGTGCCTTAGAGTGCTGCGGGTACATATATTCAATCATTGCAAAGTTTGCTACATCTGCGAGAAATTCAGTGTTTCCAGTATCAATGTATTTCTGTAATCTCTTTTGTAAACTACCGATGGCATCGATCGTTTTTTCTTTTTTGTAATTCTCGGACACTGGCCCATATTTGTAAAACGACATAGCCATCATTTTTTGTCTGAGTTCATCAAACCCTTTTGAATATTCAGTATTTAATATTTCGTTAATTTCCATTAATTTTTCCTTCTGTCATTTTGACATTTAATCATTTCTCACACTCTGTACAAGCGTTTCTAGTGCGTTATGGCGAACATATTCGCTCATGTAGATAACTACACCTTTTCCATTCGTTCGTGCCACTAACCTACGCATACCGAGTGTGTCGAGTTCATACGTGCAACCTGTGTCAACTTCTCGTTTCGGAAGTGATACCCAATGTTTGAAGTCTACTTCTTTCTTCTTGCGACACTTCACAATTTCGGCATGACTGTATAACGGTTTCTGTTTCTCAATTACGATAACCTTTTCGATGATCGTGAATCTGTCTACCGTAACTCCTAGCACTTTTGCGATAGATTCGGCAACACTCAATTTGATTGTTCGTGATGTTTCAACATTCAGTAGCGTGTTGATGTAATTGCTATACAGTCCTGATTGTTTTGATACTTCTTTTGCTGTGTCAAACTTGCTTGATGTAATTAAATCTCGTAACGCTTTTTTATCGACTAATATGCGTGTAAGGTCTTTTCTATGCTTTCTCATTTAATACCCCTTTAAATTTTTCATAATTAACCATCCAATTTTCATCTAGAAGTTTATGTAAATTAATCATTGATGCGATAACTAATTCACAACACTGTTTCAATTCTTTATCTTTGTCATTTGTTAAGTTATGTTGTATACCACCCGAATTACTCATAAGTTCAATATCATATGCTATTTCATTTGACCGAATTGACCAAAAACTTCCATCAACTTGAATGTGATAATCTGTTTTTTCTTTTAGTATTTCTTGTTTATTCATTTTTCAATCTCCTTGAATCTGCTAACTCGTACTAAATTATCAATACCTTCTAAGCGAACATACACTTCTCCGAACGCTACGACTGTATCGGTTACGGTATATGTCTGATTTTTAATTAAGCCATTGATGGGAGATATACAAATAACTTGATCACCTATAATCATTTTGCAAACCCCCAACGAAATCCGTATGCTCTTTTTCTTTTTCCCAAACAAACCATGCTAATATATGTCTGACAAAACCCTAATGTTCTTTCAACTTCTACCCCACTTTTCCATATTTTAATTATATTTTTGTTTAAATCCATTTGAACCACAGGTTTACTACATGAAATAGCACCTCGTTCAATTCCAGTACCATATCGTAGGTTATCTATTCTTGATATCCATTCTAAATTTTCTATACTGTTGTTTGATTTATTCTCGTCTTTATGATTAACTTCAAACGCTTCATCTTCTCTGTCGATAAATGCGATGGCAACAAGCCGATGAACCGAAACTGTTTTAAATTTACCGCCCTTGCAAAGATGAACCTGAACATAACCACTTGTATCTTTCCCAGGTTTTAACATCCGCTCTTTAACTAATTGTTTAATATTATCGCTTCGAACAACAATTCTATCTACACTCTTAACTTTTCCAAAGTTGCTTACTTTGTAATAACCTTCGTAGCCAAGCACATCTCTCCATATTTCGTTCATTTACTTTCCTAACGCTTTCAAGCGTTCTTTCATTTATTTTCTAACTTGAATTGCTCTTTCATTTCTGATAGCAACACTTTCATACTCTCGGGTAATAATTCATTCTGTTTTACATACTGACTTCTCGACCTATATGAACGCATGAAGTTCGATGACACAACTGTGTTGAGTTGGTCAATATCCATTTGCGACCACTCTCTCAATTGTTGTGGTGTCGTAATCACTTGTACTTCTCTCGGCAACTTTGCATATTCGGCAATTG